TTGTACTTGAAGTATACTTAGATCATCTAGGCTACCCTACAGTCGGTGTCGGACATTTAATCTTAGAAAGTGATCCTGAGTACGGAGAAGGTACAGGGTTTAAAATCACTCAAACAAGATGTGATGAATTATTTTATCAAGATATTAGAAATGTTTTAAATGATTGTGAAGGTCATTTATCAGAATGGTCTACATATCCAGAAGAAGTAAAACTAATCATCGCTAACATGGCTTTTAATCTAGGTATCACTAGACTTAAAAAGTTCAAGATGATGTTCTCAGCACTCAATGAAGGTAATTGGGTAGAAGCATCAATACAAGGATTGGATTCTAAGTGGGCGAAACAAGTCTACAATAGAGCCCATAGATTAATGGATAGACTCAGGTCTGTCTAACAATAGGATATATTATGAATATAGATAAACAATTAAGAGACGCTCTTATATTGAGATATCAAGGTGAAGTAGCATCAGCGAAAGCTAATATTACTGTTTACATGAATAGTTCTGTAGGTATTGGGGAACACCCTGATATTGTCGGAGCTATTGATGAACAACTTGACAAACTAACTGCAGCAGAAGAAAAACTTCAAGCTGTTCAAGAACACTTTGTACCTGATAGAGTAGTTTGACAAGAATAAACATAGTACCTGTAGAAGAACTAACCGATCAACATTTAATGGCAGAGTATCGAGAGATATTCATGATCGGTTCTGCACTTCAAATATCACTTAAATCTAAGAATTGGGATCCTAAAAGAATACCCAAAAAGTTTACATTAAATACAGGTCATGTAATGTTCTTCTATAATAAAGGTAAATATCTTTATAATAGATACGAACAAATAAAAAAAGAACTAACTAAACGAAACTTTAAATTAGATAAGTCACGCTTGTTTAAAGTTACACAATTCCCAACTGAATATTATAATGATTGGGAACCCACAAAAGAAGACCAAGCTATAGTTTGGCAAAGAATTGAAGAAAGAATACAAGAAAAGCCTGAATGGTATAGACATTATGGCGTTTCCATAGTATAATAAATTATGCACTATTACACAAACATACAAAGATACAAAGATTTCATACTCGCAAAGGGTGTGAAGAACGGTGAAAAATATATTAAGAGATTGAAATACGAACCGACTCTTTATATTCCAACAAACAAACAAACACCTCATAAATCAATAGCAGGTGAATACTTACAATCAAAGAAGTTTGGTTCTCCAAGTCATGCAAGACATTGGAAGAAACAATATGATAATACAGGTGTTGATATTCATGGACTTGAACAATGGGAATACACTTACATAGCAGAGACATATCCTTCAGATATAGAGTTCGACATTAAGAGTATCAACATTCTTAACATTGATATTGAGTGTGAGTGTGAAGGTGGGTTTCCAGAACCGACTGAAGCAGAAGAAAGAGTTAACGCAATAACTATGAAACTCTTTGGACACAAAGAAACTCATGTAATCGGTATTGATAATTTTGATTACAAGAATGATGATCCGAATGTGATTTATCATAAGACAAGACATGAAAAAGAATTACTCTTAGAGTTCATGAGAATATGGGACGAACTAGAACCTGACATTGTTACAGGTTGGAATGTTGAAACATTCGATATTGCTTATCTTGTCAATCGTATTTGGAAACTATTTGATTGGGATACAGTTAAAAAGTTATCACCTCATGAACTGATTACATCTAGAGAATGGTTGTACATGGGACAAAAGAAAATGATCTCATACAATATTTCTGGTGTTGCAATTCTTGATTATCTAGAAATGTACAAGAAGTTTACATACATTACTAGAGAAACATATAGGTTAGATCACATAGCAGAAGTCGAGTTAGGTAAGAAGAAAATTGATTACTCAGAGTTTGGTGCGATGCATCTGTTCTACAGAAATGATTATCAAAAGTTCTTAGATTATAATATCAGAGATACAGAACTTGTTGAAGAACTAGATAACAAACTACAACTTATGGAGTTAGTTATTACTATGGCTTATCAAGCGAAATGTAATTACGAAGATGTATTTGGGTCAGTTCGATATTGGGATTTAATTATCTACAACTTCTTAAAGAAAAGAGGTATGGTTCCACCACCGAAGAAGTTAGCTCAAGATTCTAGAATTGTCGGTGCTTATGTCAAAGAACCACAAGTGGGTCAACATAAGTGGGTTATGTCATTTGATTTAAATAGTCTGTATCCTCATTTGATCATGCAATACAACATGAGTCCAGATACATATCAAAGAAAAATATTCAATCAAGATATTAGTGTTAAGAAGTTACTAGAGGGTGAAGTCGATACTAGTATGTTAAATAATACGACAGTTACACCGAATGGTGCATTGTTTAGAACTGATAAACAAGGATTCTTACCAGAACTTCTAGAAGAAATGTATGATCAAAGAGTCTTGTTCAAAAGAAAAATGATTGAAAAACAGATAGAACTAGAATCTATTGATAAGAATGATACAGTCAAAAGAAAAGAATGTGAGTACGCGATTGTCAAATACAATAATAATCAGATGGTTAGAAAGATTTCTCTTAATAGTTGTTATGGTGCTTTGGGTAATCAATATTTCAGATACTTCAACAGAGAGATTGCTGAGGGTATTACTACATCAGGTCAGTTAAGTATTAAATGGGTTGAACGAGCTGTCAACAAATTTCTGAACAAACTACTTGAGACTGATAAAGACTATGTAGTAGCAATTGATACTGATTCTATCTATGTCACATTCGAAGATTTGATTGACAGAGTGAACCCAAAGAATCCTGTAGAGTTTCTTGACACTATTGCAAAAGAGAAAATAGAACCAATGATCAATTCAAATTATGAAGAACTATCGTCATACATGAATGCATATCAAAACAAAATGGAAATGGGTCGAGAAGTCATAGCAGACAAAGGTATCTGGACAGCAAAGAAAAGATATATTCTCAATGTACATGATTCAGAAGGTGTAAGATTCAAAACACCGAAACTAAAAATGATGGGTATCGAGACAGCGAAGTCTTCAACACCAATGTGGTGTAGAAAGAAACTAGAAGAAGGTATTCGTACATTGATGAATGGTACTGAAAGTGATGTACATGAATTTATTGAATCATCAAGGATAGAGTTCAGTAAATTACCAATAGAAGAAGTTTCATTTCCTCGAGGAGTGAGTGATATTAAAAAGTATTACAACGCAGCGTCAGTATATAATAAAGGTACACCAATTCATGTGAGAGGTGCACTACTTTATAATAACTTTTTATATAAATATAATATAGACAAGAAATATCCTATAATACAGAATGGTGAGAAGATTAAGTTTTGTTATATGAAACTACCAAACATAATGAATGAGAATGTTATTTCATTTGTCTCAGCATTACCTAAAGAGTTCGAACTAGAACCATACATTGATTACGATACACAATTTCAAAAATCTTTTGTCGAACCTCTAGGTGTAATATTAGATAAGATCGGGTGGACAACAGAACCTGTCAGTACACTTGATTCATTTTTTGGGTAGGTATATGAAAAACTTGACAGATACAGGTTCGGTAGTATAATAGATATATGACTGAAATTCAATTAATCTTTTTGTCTTTTCATTTCGTGACATGGTTCATGTTGGGTCTTGTTTATATGGAAATACAATCTTGGAAAAAAGAGATTAGACAACATATTGACTATGATAATAGTTTAAAGGCTATGAGAAGAAAAGAAAGACGACAGTAAATTATGGAGATAAATAATGAGTTATTTGAAAAACTTAGTAAAAACAACAGGTAATGAGTTCGCTTCTATTGTAGAAGACGGAGTACAAGCAGCAGATGTTAGTGGGTATATTGACACAGGTTCGTATATCTTTAACGCTTTATTATCTGGTTCAATATATGATGGATTACCTAGTAATAAGATCACTGCACTAGCAGGTGAATCAGCAACAGGTAAAACATTCTTCGCACTTGGAATGTGTAAAAGATTCTTAGATGATAATCCGGATTCGGCAGTTATCTATTTTGAATCTGAAAGTGCAATCACAAAAGACATGATCGAGGAGAGAGGAATTGATTCTTCTAGAATCGTGATTGTACCTGTAACAACAATTCAAGAGTTCAGAACTCAATCAATTAAAATACTTGATCAATATATGAAAGACAAGACAGACATGAAGATGTGTTTTGTACTTGATTCACTTGGTATGTTATCAACAACTAAAGAGATTGAAGATACAGCATCAGGTTCTGAAACAAAAGATATGACAAGAGCACAGTTAGTCAAAGGTGCTTTTAGAGTATTGACTCTTAAGTTAGGTAAAGCAGGTGTTCCATTAATTGTAACGAATCATACTTATGATGAAATGGGATTGTTCGCGAAGAAAGTAATGGGTGGTGGATCAGGTCTTAAGTACGCTGCATCATCAATTATCTTTTTATCTAAGAAGAAAGAGAAAGACGGGAAAGATGTTATCGGAAATATTGTTCATTGTAAGAATGAGAAATCAAGACTTACAGTTGAGAACAAAATGGTTGATGTAATGTTATCATACGATACAGGTTTAGATAGATACTATGGATTACTAGAACTAGCAATCAAGTATGGTATCTTTAAACAATCATCAACAAGAGTAGAATTACCTGATGGTACAACACAATTTGGTAAAACTATTAATAACAATCCAGAGAAGTATTTTACTCAAGAAGTACTTGATCAATTAGACGAAGCAGCGAAACAAGAATATAAATATGGCAACCAGACTAGAACAGACGATACTCAAGAATCTGATACAGAATGAAGAATTCACTAGAAAGACTCTCCCTTACATAAAATCAGAATTTTTTTCTGAAAGGGATGAAGAATTTCTTTTCAAAGAGATAAGAGATTATTTCTTAAAGTATCAAGCATCACCAACACCAGAATCACTAATCATTGATATTGATGAAAAGACTGATGTGGATCAACAATTAGTATCAGATGCAACTGTATTGATTCGTGAGATCAAACAAGATATAACAGAAACACCTGACGAATGGTTGATTGATTCAACAGAGAAATGGTGTAAAGATAGAGCAGTATACAATGGTGTGATGAACTCTATTGAGATTATTCAAGACAAACAAGGCAACACAGGTGAGATACCTGACATACTCAGAGAAGCTTTGTCTGTTTCTTTCGACAGTAATATTGGTCATGACTTTATTGAGGATTGGAATGAACGATATGAATTTATGCATCGTGAAGAAGAAAGAGTTCCTTTTGATTTAGACTTGATGAATAAGATCAGTAAAGGTGGTCTACCAAACAAGACATTAAATATAGTCATGGCAGGTACTGGTGTCGGTAAATCTTTATTCATGTGTCATTGTGCATCAGCATCATTACTTCAAGGTAAGAATGTATTGTATATTACAATGGAAATGGCAGAAGAAAAGATTGCAGAAAGAATTGATGCAAATCTACTAGACATATCATTGAATGAACTGAATGATCTACCAAAGATGATGTATGAGAAAAAGATTACTAGAGTCAGAGAAAAGACTAAAGGTAAATTAATTATCAAAGAGTATCCGACAGCAACAGCTCATAGTGGACATTTCAGACATCTATTACAAGAACTTGATTTAAAAAGAGATTTCACACCAGATATTATTTTTATTGATTACTTGAATATATGTGCATCATTCAGAGTTAGACCTGGTAGTAATGTGAATACTTACTCTTACATTAAGTCTATAGCAGAAGAACTCAGAGGTCTTGCAGTTGAGTTTGATGTTCCAATTATGTCTGCAACACAAACTAATAGAACAGGATTTGTTTCAACTGATGTTGGTTTAGAAGATACTTCTGAATCATTTGGTCTACCAGCAACAGCAGACTTTATGTTTGCTTTGATATCTACAGAAGAAATGCAAGAACTTGATCAAGTCATGGTAAAACAATTAAAGAATCGATACAATGATCCGGGTTATCATAAAAGATTTGTATTGGGTGTAGATAGAGCAAAGATGAGACTATATGATTGTGAACAATCAGCACAAGATGAATTAGTTGATATCGGACCTGTAATGGATAATACTACAACAGGTAAAAGAATCAGTTCTGAAAAACAATCAGAGTTCAAATATGATTGATACCGCGGGTACACTTTTGTTATACTAACAGTATGGAAAATATGAAAATAAGACAAATATTCTTAGACATGGACGGTGTTTTAGCTGATTTTGAATCTCAAATTAGTAAAATGTTAGGTCAAAAAGTCTGGAATAATGATGCTGGTCATAGTGTTTACGATCAATATAAAAGAGAATTGACAGCTAAGCATATGTTTAGAAAGATGGATCCTCTTCCAGATGCATGGAAATTGACTGATTGGTGTTTAAATTCAGGTATTCATACAGAAATATTGACAGCTGCAGGTACTGTTAACAGAGAACTTGTAGTTAGAGACAAAATTGAGTGGATAAGAGAACATATCAACCCATATTGGACAGTTATACCTACATTCAAAGGTAGTCAAAAAGCAGCGTTTGCTCATAAAAAAGCTGTTCTGATTGACGATAGAGATAAAAATATAGATTGTTGGGTAGAAGCCGGTGGTATAGGAATACTACATACTACTGCTGACAATACAATTAAACAGTTAAATGACATCATCAACTCAGACTAACACGAAGAACAAGGGAATTATCAAGAGTAAATCCCTTGTTGATCTTCTTGTTAAAAAGACACAATCAAAAAAAGAACTCATTCTTCTTAAGAAGAATCATGAGAATATAGAAAGACAGGAAGAACTAATAGAAGAAATCTCAGCAATTGAGAAATTTCTAAGTAAGCACAGAATTCAAAAATAGTATTAGCATAAATACTAGTTATGAAATCATTTCTACAAACAATTCAAGAAGATACCCCAAAATCCAAGCTTGATAAACTTACCCACATGGTTAAGTATCCGAAGAAACATTTAAAGACTTTAAGTAAACCTTTTCCAGCTTTCGAACATATCAACTTAGAAGATTGGCAATCAATGCCACCACCTTCTAATTCATCTTTACAGACAGTCAATGAAATAAAGTATTTAATTTCTCTAGGTCAGTTAATACAAAAACAAACAGACGATATAGTTATGCATGATACAAGTATCATGAAAGAGTTTAAACTTTACGCTGATGAATATGGTTTAGAAATTGATTTTGATAGAATAAAAGATTTAAGAAGACAAACTGAACCAATTATACTTTCACTTAAAAGACATTATAATAGACCAAGACCGATAGCGATAGCAAAAGAGTTAGGTCTACCACTAGAAACATTCCCATTAAAGACAGCAGGTTCACCCTCATATCCTTCTGGTCATGCTACACAAGGTAGACTAGTATCTTTATTAGTGGCTGATGAAGCACCATTAGAACATAGAAGTAATATTTTAGAAATAGGTAAAAGAATAGGTGAAGGTAGACAAACTGCTGGAGCTCATTATCCTTCTGATACAGAATTTGGTATAAGACTCGGTAATCATTTATATGATATGTCTAAACAAAGTATGGAACCCGATCTAACATTAGAAATGGTTGAATCATTAGAGTATAGTGGTGCTGACGAAAAAGATTTTGCTGTTGATGTTGTAGCTGATATCGATAAACAAATAGGTTCAATTAATGGTGAAGTATCACTAGATCAGAGATCAGGTAGAACTAACAGTAAGAAAATTGGTGTACAAATAATACTCAAACCTAATGAGAGAGTTAAGTTTACTACATTATCTAATGATATTATTGGTAGTGACGAAGACTTATCATTAGAAAGTCCTACAGCGTCAAGAGCAACAAAAGACTTCGCTTTCAAACACAAAGACATAGATAGAAAAATATATGTGACAACGAGACCTGACACTAAACGAGGTGGTGGTGCTACAGCAGATCCAAACGAATTAATGACAGCTGCACTATGTACAATGTCTTCAATACCAACAGTCGAAACAATAGAAGACTTAGATGCTTTAATAGAAGAAGTTAAAAAAGTTATTAAGACTGGTAAAGTTATAGGATATACATCATTTGAAGAACAAGCATTAGAAAATGATTATAGTAATTTAGTTCAAGCTATCTCAGCAGCAGAAGTGATCGCTAAGAAAGGTGGTTGGAAAGGTGCTGACAAAGTATATCTAACAGGTAAAGCTTGGAGTGATGATGTTAAACAATTTCAAGTCACAAAATATGGTATGAAAGATTTCAATGCATCTGATTTTATTATTAAGAAAGGTAATAACTATATTGGTATATCATTAAAGAAAAAGAAATCTGGTACGACAGGTGATCCAACATTAATCAATAAAGGATTTGGTACACTATTAAAAGGTAAAGAATTTGATAAAGTCAGAAAAGATTTAGATGATTCTGCTTATTTATTTTACAGTGGTGTTGTAAAGACTGCTCAAAGATTTCAATTAGCACGACCTAAGATAGCTGTAGATAAAGATGGCAATCCATGGATAAGAAAAGATTTGATGGATAAACTAGGTAAGAATGCTAAGAATTTAAGTACAAGTAACTGGCAATCTTTTGTCACAGCTTTACCAAATGATCTAATTAATTATCAGTTGAAGAAAAATAAATCAATATTCAAACCTATGGCTGATGTTATAGAAAAGAACGCTGACTTATTCGCTGATACACTAATTAGATTGATATTAAAAACTGAATTAAAAGAATTACAGAAAGTAAATTTTGATTTCGCTTTAGTTACAGGTGTAGGTAGAATGTTAAAGAGTGGTCTAGTTATAGAGTCAGGTGATTATCAAGATGTTGATACAATGACTACTAAACTTGATGAGTTATTTAAAACAGGTAAACCATCAATGAAGTTAGATAAAAATAAAACACAAGCGTTTGATAGGGGTTCTACTGCAGCGATGCTACACATGATTTTATCAGTTGGATCAACAGCTGTATGTGATGTGACATTGAGATACAAAGGTAACTTCACATCAGCACCTAGTTTTTTAGCTACATTCTCTAAACAATTTAAAGAAGCTTTGAAAGGTAAATAAATGGAATTTATAACAGAAGCAGCAGGTAAGAATTTGCATTTAGAACATCTTGAAGATGAGATTCTAAACTTCGGTATTGCCGGTGGTCGAGGTGCTATACAGTTTTTACAGTCACTAAGAGATATGTTTCAAGGTGGTTCAAAAAGTAAACTGAATGTGACAGTCAAGTGGGACGGAGCTCCTGCTGTCTTTGCTGGACCTCATCCTGAGACAGGTAGATTCTTCGTTGCTAAGAAAGCATTGTTCAGAAAGAATCAAGATCCTAAACCTTATTATCATACATACGAAGATATTGATGCTGATACAGACGGTGACTTAAATAAAAAATTAAAAGTTTGTTTAGATGAATTTAGTAAACTAGGTATGACAGAGATACTTCAAGGAGATTTAATGTTTACAGACGATA